TGTTACATATTTTGCAAACGCATCACCACCTACGGATTTGGTTTCTGTTGAGTCAATATCAATACCAGATGTTCCATTTGTGAACAACGGGTTGATAATATTACCAACACAAATCAAACCGAATCGTTGAATATCCATAACAGGGGAAACATCGGTAGTGCCTGTGAACACAGAAGTAATTGTTGTACTTGTGGTATCGGTAATCTTTTGACGACCTAGCAATTCCGTTCCGCGTTTTCCAAAAACCAGATTTTCATTGGCTGGAATTGTCAATAAGGACGCGGACGTGCCGACACCGGATGCCGTTGGATCATCCAGACTTGACGTTAATTTATGGGTTAACGTCGCACCGTCGAACGTCAATTCCGCCGTCATCAATTCAACAACATCCATGACAACCGCTGGTGCTTCAATTGAAACCGTCGGCGTGGAAACGTATCCCGATCCGGCATTTGTCACAACAATATCAGTTACGACACCACCAGAAATCTTAGCCTTGGCTTTCGCGGTTCCGCTGCTGAAAGTCACCTTCGGAGCGCGAGTATAATAGCCGAGACCGCCGCTTGTCACGGTAACAGATGTGACCGTGCTGTCGGGCATTGTCGCGGTTGCTGTGGCTGTGCTTCTACCCAATTGGCTGGTTACAGAACCGGCTGGCAATGTGAATGTAGCGGTGGCAGAGGATGATGTAAATGCACACTTATTCAACCGGAAGGTTAAATCAAGGGTTTGATCTGCGCTCCAGGTAGAAGCGTTTTGTGATTTGAACATGACACCGGCATATGGTTGTTTGGAAATACGACGATCATCTGCAATGTTCGTCTTTCCAACTTCCGCAACAAATGTTCGATATTCCGTGCTGTTAGTCAAAAGGACCAATGCATATTCCTGACCGGGTGCAAGATATACCGGGGAATCAAATGTGAATCTGGTTGTGGTTGATGCATCCGAAGACGGATTTACACTTGATGGCTTTAGTGTCTTTTGAGAAAATGGAACAATCTTCTGTGATGGATATCCATTTTCGGTTGTGCGAATTTCAAGTGTAATCGGAAGACCGTTTGCATCCTTAGCTGAAAAATACAAATCAACAGACGACAAGAAAATGCCCTGTGAATAAAGTCCTGCATCAACCAAAAATGTTTGAGCCAGCGGATCACGCCATTTCACAACATTTTGACCATTCAATTGTGTTCGATTTACAACACTACTAACAACACGATCTTCAACTGTAGTTTCGCGACGGAGCTGTGGCACCCGTGTAGAAAGCGTAACATTTTCGGTTTGCTGTAGCAATCCCTGTGCTTGAAATAATGTTTCGGCAGATGTTTCAGATGATGCCAGATTATTTGTAAGATTATCTGTAACCCGGAATCGACGTGTTCCTGTTCGGAACGTAGCGGCTGGGACAGCAAAGGTAAATGTTACTTCACCGGCACCGTCCGTCACAATAGCCGTCCCGCCATTACAAAATTCGGTAACATCGGTTTGATCGAAAAATGCATATAGACGAATATTCGGCTTCAATCCTGTGGCTGTGACAGTAATATTTTGAGCACGAATAAATGGAACAATGCTTACGTTAACTACTCGCTCGCCGATGCTCTGTGTAATTGTTTCAGGAGCAAACGTTGTGGTGATTCCTGTTCGCGTTTGTCGTTCTGAAACCTCAACAACCTGACGTTCAGCTACTTTGTTTCGGTGGGCACCAGATCGTGTACCATCCTCGAACACAGCTTGCTTTTGTGTGCTGAATTCTTTGCTGGACACAACATTTTCACCCGTCCAAGTGGTATTCCAATCAGACCATTCTGTTCCGAATCCGGATGATGATAGTGAATTGGAAATGAATTCCCATGCATCATTTTCACCCGTCACATTGACCAAAACATCCGGACGAACGTCGGTATCAATCCAAACGTCCGACGGTGGATCAAGTGTGAGTGTTCCAATAAAGCTAGCCACTGCAAACGGATTAACATTTACGGTATCGCTAGCCAGAGACTGGTCAACGAAAGTAACTTCGGTATAATCCAAAGTCACAAGATCGCCCGTTTTCTTAATTCCTGAACTAGAAACAAACGACTGATAGAAATCAACGAATTCACTTCGGAATGGCGGACGCAATTCAGATTTAAGGGTATCAATTGAACACCTGTAATCTTCATTTGCAACGTCGCCGACATTATGACCCTTGAAGTTGTCAACGAGAATACCGTTCTTGAATCGATCCAATCCCTGATTATCTGTAATCAAAAGATTGGCTGTATCCTTTTCAAGCAAACTCAATTGTGTATAGTATTCAAGGCTTTCGATTCTGCGTTCCAATCCTCGAATATCCGCCATTGTGAACCGTCGATTGTCAACAAATTTAATTGTGATCGATGTTGGTTTTTCCGTGAATTCTGGAATTCCCAATTCATATAGAGTCATTGCGGTTGAAACATCAGGCGGAACAACCGGATTCTGTGCGGGCACACCGTTCAGAATGTTGAACGTGCGGTTCTTGTCAAGATAAACCTTAGCCTTACGCGGCAAATAATACGCGAAATTCGTAACGATATTTGTGTTGACAACCGGCAAACGCTGTGCTGAATTTGCTTTGAAACTTCCGTATGATTGAAGTTGAACCGTAACGTTCGTGTTTGATGCAGAAGTCACCAATGATCCGGCTCCGCGAACAACAACGGACGCCGATGTTACACTGGCGGTAACAACAAAGACGCCATTATTCGCCGGATTTGATGCACCTGAAACTACCAATCTATCACCGCGAACAACCGTGATACTTGATGGTAGTGTGATTGTTCCGTTCGCATTGAAACTGGTTGTTCCAAATTTCGCGGTAGTTACATTACTCTTGTGTGGTCTGAAGTCAAAACACTTCTTCAAATCAATCGTTTTACCAGAATTTGATCCAACGAAATATGGGATTTGAGTCAATTCAACGGGATATGAATCGATATGGAAACACACCCCCGTGCTCGCTGGTTCAAACCAATCGAAGTAAACAAGCAGAGAATCAGTGGAATCAAATGCCTTCACACCATTTTTCAATGTGATCAATGAGTTATCATACATATGATCTTTTTGATTGTTCAACAGCATGAATCTATCCGTAACGTCAAGCGACGTGCTATCATTAACGATAACCTTGCGGAGTTTGAAAACATCAGACACACCTAAAGATGCCTTATCCCCGGCGCGTGTAAATGAATTGCCGTTGAATCGGATTTGACCAAATGTAGTTCCAGCAAGTGAAGTATCTGGGATTCCTGTTGTGTTGGTGGTTGAATCGTCTACCCGACTAATATGCAGGTCTTTGAATTTCTTCAACGTTGATGTTTGTGCTTCGATTGTCGCAACAACAATTGTTGTATTAGCCGATGATGTTAGCGTGCTATCGATCATCGTGATTGTCAGTGTTTGACGATCCGACGACAAACTGACAGTTGATCCTGTATTTGCGGTGGCGTCAAATTCGATAACTTCGTCGGTTTGGACATCCCCATTTGTAGAATCAAATGCGGTTACTGTTCCAGCAATAACGTGGTAGTGTTCTTTAATAACGTCAGAATCAAGGACACCAGACCCAAAAAATTTATCTGTTCCTGAAACCGTAAATGTTGCTACACCACTCGCAAATGTTCCTGTCAGATACTTCTTGATGAAATAGCTTGTCGATCCGGTTGCAACGCTGGCTTTTTTCACTTCATTAGAAGTGATCGGAAATACATACCCATCGCCAAACCCGCGAAACACAACAGTCTTATCAACAACGTCGTCATTATCTGTGTCGATCTTTCCTTCATCGGCAATATCAGCATAAATCGTGCTGTCGGCGGCTAGTGTGATTCGTGTCACATCTTCCAGAGTGGCTGTGCTATCGATAGCTACGATATCTGACATATACATACGATGGCGATAACTGCTACCAATACTTACGTCATTTTGAACACCGGTTCCAGAGTGATACCGAATTCCCACAAGGTTTGCAATCGCGACAACTTGACCCGATGAATCTTCTAATTCTACCGGGATACTTTCATCAGAATCGATGGTATTTCCGGTTGATTTTGATGTAAAGAAGTCACCCCGCAATTCGGTGACGATCATGTAATTCGCATAATTACAAAACACATTTTCCGATGAATCTGTTACGGTATCATCTGCTCTACGGGCGCGATCCGCTTCAATGAATGTTGTTGATTGTGTTTCATACTCATGACCACGGATATATGCTTTTCCTGGTTCAAGACCGATTGCAAATTTGCTGTCGTTGATTAATTTAGCACTAGCGACATTTGTTCCGGTATAATCAGTTGTATCGAAATAATCATCATCAAGGGAATTTTGAACCTCAATTAAGTTTGAAACCACACTTGTGACCGGGAACGTTCTATTCAACAAATCGGGATAATTCAATGATGTGCTAACACCCTTGATTTTGATGTAATCACCAACAGACACATTTGATGGTGCCTCGGACAAAGTGATTCGGATCGTTCCAATTTTCGTCGTTGGGTTAACCGTCAATACTTGGATACGTGTTATTGTGTGTTCGACTTGGCTTTCGAGTAATCGAATTCCAAACGGTCGGACGGTATAATCACCGGATTCATCGTAAGTGCGACGTGCCAGAGTTTTTTCCAATTCGGAATAAACCGGATATGAAATCTGCTTAACCAACTTACCGGAATTCAATTGAAGCAATTCAATGAATTTGACATCGTCTGTATCGGCTAATGTTTTCTTGATAAGTGTGGGTACAATTTGATACCGGTCGCCACCGGGTGCAAGATAGTTGCTGAACCCATTGGCTGGATCAAGCAGACTGTTTGCAAGTGTTGTATCTGTGTCGTTGGATGTTACAATGTTTTCAATGACATTAATACCCACGCGGTATGTTGGGGTATTTGTGTATGGATCAAGAACAATTGTTTGCTGTTTTGTTAACGCAAAATATCCTTCGCTGAATGGGTTGTTTCCGTCTTCGGTATTCCCAGTTTTGATGTAGAAAATTCCCCGCTCTACAGACGCAGCGGAACCAGTTCCCGTGGGTGTTACACTGTCGGCTTGAACAGTTGCATTGTTTTCGACGTTTGTTTCATCCCCCGCAACATAATCCGAAACGGTTTCGGAAAATGTTACGCTGTCGGAAAATTGGCTGGTGATAATATCACTGTCGATAAACGATCCGGTTACGCGAGCCAAGTCCAGAATCTTGGAATCTGCATCATAAGCAACAACAATAGCTTTGGCAATGGTATTGTTTGCATTGTAGGTATTAGCCCCGCGAGTTGAGACGTAAACCAGAGAACCCAATACCGGATTTGTGCTTGGGGTGTTTTCCAGCGTGAGTCTAGCCGGAACTGTCAGTTGTTCTGTTTGGTGAAATTCATTTTTGTTTGCGACAAAATCAAGAACGTCTAATGTAGCACTTACCGTAGCGGAAGTACGCACAACCGCGCCGGATGTAAACGCATCGCCGGTTACACGATCAACGATCAAAAACAAATTAACCGAATCATAAAAAACAACGCGGGCAGTCGTATCCGCTCCGTCAACCGTCAACGATGAATTTGGTGTGAATGCCGTGGCTGGGGCTGATTGAATAAAAAGTGTTTGGGTTTGATTGCCCGTGAGATATTTAACCCATAGTGTATTCGGATCATCAGAGTCTAGACCATTGTTTCCCGGTGTCGCAGTATTGACAACTAATGCTTTGGCAAATGAATTCTTACCAACAAGAATCTTTCCGAGAAAATCGGAAGGGATAATGGTATCAGAAGAAAACGTGTCTTCGATCTTGACGAAATTGTATTCAAGATCAACGGATGTTTGACCGCCGAGCACCACGCTTCCGTCTTTGAAAACGTGGTCCCCGAATCGTCCAACTTGATTTTGAAGAATTGTTTGTGCTTGCGTAAGTTCGCGGGCTTGAACGGCTTTCCCCGGCTTGAACAAAATTCGCAAGAATTGATTATCTTCATTATAATCGTCATAGTATGGGCTAACATTAAAATTGAGTGTCATACCTGTTGTTCCCGCTTAAAATTCAAAAATCATTTTGAATGATTCAGTTTGATCCGTGTTTCGTGTGATTGGTTGCCGGTGCTCGATATACATTACTTTACCTGAATTTTCCGCCATTGCCGGTTGAACTATCGAATTTATTGTGGCTGTCACCCCACCCGTCGCACCTAAAATCGTTTCTGTTGTTGCGAATGTTCCTTCAACATTTACCAATTTCAATACACCCGTGGCAGCCGAGTCGTTCACTGTAAATGAAACCACGCGACCTGTAATTGTGCTATCCCCGGAAATGTAAATAATTTCGTCATTTACATAGGACGCGGCTACAAACACACCGCTAGTCTTAGTAATATTTAGTGTCAAAGTTTGATCGTAATTTGCCCCGGTTGCGATATTCGTTGATCCAAACAATCGCGGATCATGAATCAATCCAAATTTTCGATAATCGTTGGTAATTGGTAGTGTTGAATTTTCATCGGAATCCAGCTTCACAGCCAACATTGCTCGCGTGGCACCCAATTCCGCAGGAGCATCAAACCCATGTCCGCCTTGTGGGGATATTTCAATCTTCAGAGTCACGTCTGTAAATGATCCTGAACTATCCGGGGTTAGGATAATTCCGGTATCAAGGTTTCCGTTTTTGTCAATATATTGGGCAGAACCGGGTGTAATTGTAACCGTACTGTAATCTTGACCACCTGACACAACGTCCGCAAAATAAATCTTGCCAGCCGGATTGACATACAAATCAACAACCAACCCCGATCCATTTCCGGAAATTCCACCGTTAGATTCTGTTAATCGATATCGAGTATCATAGTCAACACTATCCGCAATAGAAACGGAACCCTTCAACCACGGTCCGTTTGTCGTCACATTTTGAACCCGAACAACATTAACCTTACCATCAACGGCTGTGTTTTGCACGATCAATTGTGTTTCATAGTCACCAGGAATACTTGGATCAACCAACCGAATCGGAATCCACCCAGAAAATTCGGTGTCCACAAATTTATTCATATCACCAGAACTGATTGTGTACATATATTTCCATAGATATCCGCCGATCTTGTTGTCTGTGGTTGAATCCGGATTATACGTGCACGCACTCGAATCAAGTGTTCGGAATGGAATGGGCGTGGATGATGTTGGTTTGACGGTTGATTTGATTTTAATGCCATCGGAATTTCTTCCCGTTTGCAGGCACTTATAAACATTGTTGTTATCAGTCAAAACATAAAATGATCCAGCATCGTATTGAATTCCGCTTGGACCACCGATAGCATTTTTCCCATTAACCGATTCGCTTGCTGTAGGGTGTAAGAATAGAGAAGAATCCGTGTCGGAATATTCAGCATAAATCGTATTCTTGCTGGTATCCCATTGGTGCTTTGAAATAACCAGCCGAACGTCGCTTGGCTGCACTCGTTTCGCACCGATCATTCCATCCCAAATAACCAACTGTTGTGTGCGGGTATTTAATGGTGTTGTGATATCTGCCGCCTCGTCAGCTACAGAATCCCCATCCTGATCCGCCCATTGTGACACCTTCCCAATAAAGAAATATGTGTTATTCTTGAACGTGATATTATCATCTTTCAATGACGAAAAACTTTCCACAAATGCTTGTGCGGAATATAGACCAAAATTCTTCGTTAGTAAAGATGCGATTGCCATAAGATAATCCTATTGTCTTCTATGTATTTAGATCGTGTGGGGTGGAAGATTTACAAATAGCTTGGTGGTCAAAGTGGCGATATCACCAATACGAATGTCATTAAATGCCATACCCGTTGTCAGACCATTATTAGAATCCGCTTTTCGGATGCTGTCTTTGGCATGAATGATTGTTCCTGTTGCAACCGATCCGGTTATGTCAATCAACCCCAACGTGCTATCACCGTCCCATGATGCGACAACTGCACCGCCAACACGTTCGAAGGTACTTGGGTTTCTGAAATCCACTGTTTCGCCGACAATAAAATGATTCGTTGTAACCGATGGTGTTGTGGTCGTGCTGTCTTTATCACTACCAAACCGGATATTGGAAACCGATACGTGCTTGGTTGAAATCCCGGTCGTGTTAAATGTATTTGGGTGGGCTTTTAGGGGTTCCGGTGAACCATCCGGACAACTATCCATTGTGGTGGTTGAGTTGAGCAAATAACAGCGATAATCTTGAACGATTACGTCTTCTGATTTGATCCCGATTGTCTCATAATCCTTATCAAAAGCCGACGGGTCCAATTCCGGAATAATCAAGATACCGTTCAGCAATTTCATACCGACCGGGTGGGCTTGTTGCTTTATCACCCGTTGAAATTCAGAAATTAATCGTTTGGATTTAATCTGATACGAAAAATCCTGATAGAATTCGTTGTCTTGAAGGAACTTCGTTGAACTCAAAAACCCGCTATTATCCGTGAATTTCCCCTTGAATGTTCCTATGGCACTTCGCTTCGTTCCGCTGATTGTGTATGTGGTTGAACCATCGGGAATTTGTGTGAATGCTCGGTTGACAATTATCTTTTTATCCCGCCCAATATAATCAATAATGTCGCGGTACTCGACGGTTGAATCCGGGAAATTCATCTTGATAGTCGCACCCGTATAAACATCATCCGTTGATGATGCTGTGCTATCCAAAAAGATAATGTCTTTTGTGGTTCCGGTTTGCGGATTTCCGGTTGTACGATACAATGATACTGGTGTAGTGATTGTGTTTGATGTATCAACCACAATCAATGACGGTGGGAACGAATATTCCTGACCATGATCGATGATATTGAGTGACGAAATTCCGCCGATAGTGGTTGATGATGGTGTAAGCACCGCACCAGATCCACTAATCGCGGTTATCCCGGCTGAAATCCCGCTCTTAACGGATGTTAATGTGTCTGTCAACCCAAACGGGTCGTCCGTAAATCGATATAGTTTTAGTTTATTGGATACCTTATCCCAAAATACAACACGGGCTTTGGCACCAGAAATTGACCCGATCACAATTTCACCCACAATAAAATCGCGGTTTGCAAATTCCGTATCCAAACTGATCGTTACGGTTTGAACAACCGAAACAGCCGGTATGGTTGTGTATTGTTGTCCGCCTGAAATAAGATCAACCGACGTTATTGCACCAACTGAATCAACACTATCCACGCGACAAACCGCACCATATCCGTTTGTGTTTGAATTAACAAAAAAGACGGCATCGCCAGCGGTATATCCTGATCCGGCAGCAGTAATAGCTATCGAATCTATAGACCCCCCGACCAGTGTATCAACAATAGCTATAGCTCCTGATCCGGTTGGAATAAAACCCGTAGAATCAGAACTATCTTCGGCATCAACAAACGTAACAACATCCCCGGTCTTGTAGTTTGCACCGGCAGATTGAATAACGAGTGAATCAAAAACCGGTGAAATATTACACGTCACCACACCATTTAATGCAGAGATATCCGGGTTTGTTCCCGTTATCGAATTGAATAAGTCAAACCCACCAACAATCGACTGTCGGTTAAGTGTAAGCGTGTAGAATCGTTTTCCTTGGCTGGTATATGACACAACCGATTCAACAATGGCAGACGCACCGGTATTGTTTTGTGTGATGCGGACACTCACCAGATTGGCTGGATCACCTGTTAACGCAGTAACCCGCATGATCTTTACAATGTCATATGATCCGTCCGATGCTTTCAGAATATCTGTCTTTGGATAATAAAACTGAATGCTTTCATTAAAGAGAATTTTGAACAGTAGTCGGAATGCTTTTTCAGAACCTTTTGCTAGATAGAAGTCCCGGATATTCTTGATGATGTATGATCGTTCGCTTTCCAATGTGTTAGGAAAGTCGTTGATGAATTGGTTTGCGAAGTGGTCCATTAGATCATCGGTTGTATGATCTACATCGTTGTATTTGCTAACATGATGCGAAACTACTTCCAGAGCATTCCCATTTTGCTCCATCCACTCATAATATACCCGCAAGAATTCAACAAATACCGGATGGTCCGATTGAATAAATTCGGGCAATTGCTCGTTGACAATGGATGAAATTTTTTCCGTAAGGAATTGGTTTTTCATTGTCTATTATTTTCCACTTCCCCGTAGTGTTGATCCGGAATTTGTGGACGACGCGGACCCCGCATGAATCGGAACACCGTTCGATTTCTCACCTTCCGCTGTGACGTTAACCGTAATTCCGGATGCAACAATATTAATAATGGTGTTGGCTTTCGGGACGATATCATATTTTTCGGGTTTAGCCAACAGCGTGATTGATGTTGTTTGGGAAGGGACTTTGATATTAAGTGTCACCTTGCCTGTTTCATATTCAACACTTCCTGCTTGACGATTGATGTACTTTCGCTCACCATTAACGATCTTGTATATTCTGACATTGCCGATTTTATTTCCGACAATCGATTCTTCATCACCGTCATCGTCAACATACACGCTGATGATCGCACCATTTGTATCTTCATATTTGAATGGCTCACTCGACAATGATCCAACATGCCCAACGTGTGGATTGAAAATTGGATTGTTGAAATTTACAGAATACGAATTAACAACTCCTGGCGTCGTGTTGAATGATTTTTCCATCAAAACATCCGTTAGGTTGCCAGTGATTGCCGTGCTTGTGTTGTCGATTTTTTTAACCAAACCAGAATATCTAAATTCTTGATTGAATTTATTCAAGTTGGATGATGCAAATGCAAGTATGCTGGTCTTAACCGAATTTGCGAGTGCCGTCGCGGATTGTGTTGTCTTGTTTTTGTCAAACCGAACCGCCGATGTTATGCGAAGGAATATAAATTCCGGGTCAATGAATTCCGGAATAACCGTAACTACGTTGCGGGAATTCAAAACGGTATCCAATATTTCCTGTTTTTCGGTTTGCGAAATAACGTAATTCTCTTTAGGATTTAGGGAAATAAACACCTTACCGTATTCTGGTGGACTAATTTCATCACCCCCGTAAATGTTTACACTTGAAACATTACCAAAATTGTTGGTGATAACTGTTTCATAATCCCGTGCTGTAACGGCTCTACCCTGTGCTTGATAATTCTTTGGTGCTGTGCGTTTAATGCTTTCAATATCTTCCGCTTCATCACCACCGCCAGCTGCCGTCAAGGTGGTGACGGTTGATCCGGACGGTCCGGTGAATGTTGAAATCTTATTGGCATCCGAACCATTACACACGATGTATTGAAGTTTAATCACATTACCATCGGTCAATTGCTTGCCTAAAACACCATCACCAAAATAGATTTCGTATTTTCCGCTTTCGACTTCCTGAAGAAAATACACTTCGTCGTCCGACGTGAGGACATTAATGTCATCGGCTAGAGTGTATGTTACGCGAGTAGAAGACGAAACATTATCCTGAACAGTGACGATCAATGTGCTTGTATCGATGGTTTCATTCGGGACAACAAATCGTTGATTTGAATTTTGTGAATCATAAATGAAAGTTGTATTGACCCATTTACCTTCTTTCAAAATCACACTATCAACAGAATTTGCGGTAACGGCATAATCAACTTTGGGAACGAAGCTGTATGTTACCCCGTCTTTGGTTCCTGTGAAGGTCGTGGTTTTAACCAGCGTTGTAACGGCGGAATCCAATCCGGAAACATCAACCGTGGCTGTGGCGGACCGAGTGGATCGTGGGGTGTATCCTAGTGCCTTTGCCAACGAAACAACCGCGTTACGAACAACAGCGGTGTCAATGAAGGATTCGTTCGCGTTCATATTTGCATAGAACGCATTATAATGGGTATTGTAAGCTAGAATATCCAGAAGGAGATTTAATGCACTTCCTTCAAAATCATAATCCGAAAAAACATCCTGTGAGGATAGGTAATTCTTCAGGTTGTTTTTAATTGTGTCAAAGTCTAATTCGGTAACACGCAGACTTGATTTATTGTTGGGCATATCCTATTTCCGTATGAATAACGATGCAAAATGGGGATTCGACTATCGTTATTTATACAAAAAAATGACCCCGACTAAACTAATAATCGGGGTCCGGGAAGTGAGAAATGCTCGATACGTGTGTATTTATGATACCAAATTCGGACTGTCAACATCAGAATTTGATTTTGGGTATTTCCTGTCGAATATCTTTTGAGCCAGTGAATCGATTGATTCGGTTTGGAGTAAAACAACGTAATTGTTGGCTACAAGAAATTCAGCTTGATTCATACAATCTTCCAACTGTTCAGAATATGATTTTTGACTGTGTTCCATTTTACACCGCGATAGGCACTTGAATTGCTGGTAGAGGATTATAGTTGATTATGTGAAAATCATCCACTGTGTAATCACAAATATTATCGTGGTGGTTGATTTTAATTTGTGGGGAGTCGGGTAGTATGTGGCTCGACCGTTCCAAATATTCCTGTACGGCAGGAATTTGATTTTCGTAAATGTGAGCATCGTTCATGTTGTGGACAAATTCGCCCGCTTGGAATCCCCCAACATGGGCAAACATTAATGTCAATGCGGAATAAAATTGAACATTGACAGGGACTCCCACGAAAACATCGTTTGATCTTTGTGTTAATATCCCGGTCAATTCCCCATTGCCATTAATGCATACCTGATACATAACATGGCACGGGGCAAGTCGCATTTGACTATAGTCTTTCATATTCCACAATGAAAACAAAATACGCCGACTGGTTGGATTGGTTTTAACTTCCTTTTCCATGTAGGCAAGTTGATCGAATCCATCCGCCTTTGTTTTGTAATCCGATCCAAAGTGACGAAGTTGATGACCATATATGCTGCCAAGATCGCCCGGTCCAAATCCATTTGCTTCTTCAAATTCACGACTGACCCACGGTGTCCAGAATTTCGCACCGAGTTTAACAAGATCGTTATTGTTTGTCGAACCTGAAAGAAACCAAATCAATTCGGCAAATCCGGATTTGGGAAACATTTTGCGGACTGTAACCAACGGGAATCCGTAAGGACCACCGTAAATACCGGCATTCAATTTATACCGACACTGTACACCATACAATGCCTTAGTCCGAATTCCCGTGCGATTGTTGGACCAAGCCCCGCGTGAAAGAATTTTCGCTAACGTGTCGTCATAGTCATGCATTAAGTACATATGGTTAATTCCTATTAATCGTTGTTATCGTGAATGTCTTTCAGAATTTCGAGTGTGGCTTCCCGAAAGACTTTCACAAAATCATGGTTGAACATGTGGTATAATCTTTGATCCGGATCAGTATACTTCATGTAATGTAAATGATGAGTATGATCGGATGATTTCCATGACATATCAATTAGTCTCCGGCATGTCAGGATATTCAAAATGCCCCCAAGTCGCGGTGGCTCTTTTGATAGTCTTCCATTGTAAAAATAATCAACGGAACATTTATGATTATATTTGAAGTCCAGGTTAAATTGTACCACTAGGTCTTCCGGCTTAATTTTCATTGGCACAGTTATGTGTGATTTTTCCACTTTGGACCACAATGGTCGATTTGATGCTTGATATTCGGGGATTTTCCAAACGAATTCAATCTTAGCTGTCTCGGTTTGTACGTCAAATGTGGTTTTATTCATGGGGCGTCCCCACCCAATCGATTCCAAAAGAATCGATTGTTGTAGTGTTGAAATCAAATCACAAACAACACCATACACACCATACTTGGATTTATATGTTAAACTCATGATTTTTTTACGTTTCCGATTGTGAAGTGATAGCGATCAAATCCGTCACGATATCGTAACATCCCCAACGATTCGCGAATATCCCCAATATCCCGGCTGAAAACATCATGGAAGAAATACGGATGATGAAAGTATGTCACCGGATCATATTCAAATTCAACTTCCATTCCATCATATTTATCCGCAAGTGAAATATCCGTAACGGATTCTACACCATAGCGGACAATTGTAATGTGAGGTGCGTATCGTGTGCCTTTTGTTTGAAATGCCTTTGGAATTAGAGAAATATAATAGCGGGCAATTTCACGATCAATATATGCAACAAGATACGTGTGATAGCATTTAACCATTGCTGTTGATCTTTGCATGAAAATCACTCAACACCTTCAATATTGAATCAATCCAAAATCGTTGTGCGTCACTTGATGGTGTGCCTACAGGAACATCATCCTCAAGAATAATATGAATACCATCAACATAAAACCCACTTTCTGTGACAGTGTCTAATACAGTACGAATTGTTACACTTGATAGTGTTGTATCAAAGTTGATAACAATCCATGCGTATTTGTGCTCTGGGATATCCCAGCGAAAAACAATTTGTTCGTGACTATCGGTTGGTGTCCACCAACCCTTTGATTCATTCAAGATACCCCGGAAAACCATTTCGACTGTGTATCGCATCCAGTAAATAGTAGAGGACTCACCCATCGTCCGCCACCCACAAATTTACTGTTATGAGTTACTAACATGATTCACCTTACGGGTGTTCGCATCTTCGTGTGATATTCACCCAGCACATCGTTGATGATTTTCTTCCATGCATCTGGTGTGTGAAGATTGTTGCGGGTAGTGTGAAATTGTTCTTTGGTAATTACCTGTTGGGATACTGGATTATTAAAGTCGGCATCGGTATAGGTGGAAACTAAAATTGACGAAGTAGCATAATCCACAAATATAACCAGTCTGTCATGAGGATCGCCATAATGATCCGGAATATTCCACCGCAAAATCAACCGGTCGATCATTTGACCAAGCAGCATCCATTTATTATCTTCTGTCAATATCTGTTGAAAAATCGTATCGACCACAAAATACCGCCAGTCGGATTCTGGTTTGGCGTTAGCCAGATATCCGTATGACGCAAACCAGTCAAGCGGATACGTTTCCGGAGAATATTGTGATATGGTCATGGTGGTTCTCAAAAAAACAAAGGAGCCATTGCCATCTTAAACATTATCCCGCCAAACATTCCAGCGGCAATCCAAAATCCATAGTCTGTGGCTTTCATGATATTAACCCAAAACGGTGTGGTGATCGATGCTGTACTTATGAAATTCATGAAACCCGGAAGTCGTCACGTAGAGAAATGGGGAAACGAATTTATCCGAACCCACATGCATCTTGATGAATCCATGATCTTGAAGGTTGGCAATGGCAGAATCAAATCTACTGCCAAACGAATCAACCCGCAATGTTCCGGCTTGTGACAAACGTTCCAACAATTCAATTTCTGTAAGTGTCATTGCAATTATCCTCTGATGAATTCCAAAAAGTCTTCGATTTCGTCGCCTACGATTTCAATGTCCATTTGGTGGTCCTTTCCCTAATCTGAACATCCCCAGTATATCGGATTGCCCGATATTGTCAAGCAAAATCTAATATTCATCAAAGCATAACCTAATGGTACATCACATCTTATGAAATTTATCGATTAATTTCAAGATTTCACCCTTCCACCATTCCGGGTCGTGGTGAATTCTATGATCAATATCCCGGTGCATGACATTAATGGTCCATTCATGAATTTGGCGTCCTCCTATAACAAAATATATTCGTATTTCAGGCGGATATACAACGATACCGACATAGGTGTTCAAATGTTTTGCTTCAGGAATACGCCAAATAACGTAAAAGCGATGATCGGTATAATACCCATACAACCATCCCTTATCACCCCCATAAATGATTTGCGACAGAACATGATCCGTGATAAATTTTATCTTGTCATGAGGAACCAACCTATCCTGTGTCATTTGAGAAAAAAGGGATTTATTCATTTTCAATAGTTTTCAATATAGTTTGTTGAATGTTTTTGACCAGAGATTCATGCAATTCCTTTTCGTTCCTCAACAATTTCAAACTTACCGCAGCCCGACTGTACAAACTTTCAGCGGATGAAATCATCAAAATCATCAACAGACTAAAGATACCGGTTATCCACCCATATTGATACCAAAGAACGACAGTCAACGCGATTGTCCCGAATACAGAAGCGGTAGATGAACGCCTACAAATCCTTTCGGCTTGTGTAATTTCCTGGTTAATTGTTTGTAATACATCATCCATGCTTTGATTGTATTCTTCTTCGATTTTTGTCATTCTGATTTACATTCCCCATATACGAGTTCCTCTGTTGATAGCGACACCCATCCCACCGGGTAACACGCATCTTCATCAAACAATGAATATTCCTGCAGCACAGGTTCGTTTGTTTCAAATCCCATATTCAATGCGACATTAAGTTTTTCAAACCGATCACGGGAAATAGCGAACAAGAGATATTCACCGGATACGAGTTGGAACCAAACAGGTGACGTTTGAACATAACCGATACCGGAAGCCGGGAGATTGTTCTTCCAATCATAGACATTAGCCACCGCGAAATTATCGATTTCCGTGTACTTGGACCGGATTCCAAATTCTGCTTCCTCTACCAACTCCGCGATACGATCATAAAATTCTTGTTTCATGGTAAATTAATTTCCTTTGCTGTTTTATACAAATCAATAAGGGGGTTCCACGGGACTTCGTCCGCTATGATTGTTCCTTCAAAAACAAAATCCGATTCAAATTCTTGCGTGAATTGGTGTATGAATTGACGAATTTTTTCAAGATTCGCCGCGTAATGGTCAAGGAGTTTGGTGCGGTGTGTTGGGTCATTCGGATTGTATTTCATGGTCTAATACTTTCGATATAGTCTTTGGCATCTTTCAAACCGAATCCCGTTTCTATTCGCAACGTCTTGATAGCTGGAATGATTTTACCATCTTTGATATCCGCCATGATAGCGTTCATTGTCTGACCTGAAATCTTGGCTTTCATTCCGTTGTGGCGGATTTCTACCGTAGACGGATATACTGCGGTCTGTGGCTGGGAATGAGTAATCGGTTTCATCACAACCAATTCCTTCATCAAAATCCGGTCATGAAGGGCGAAGGCTCTTCCCTGAATTTCCGGATTGTTGGATGCTGTCCCCATCACCACATGACGGAGAATTTCTTGCAATTCTTTTGTGTCGTCTTGATCGCTCATATTGATTTTTGCTGATGAACCTCGTTTAGAACATCGTTGATGATGTTTTTCCAGAAATTAATGTCGCAATCATCCATGTATGTTTTCATATTGTATGTTACATACGAAGGATTTGTTGTAGATAAACTGATTGCATTTTTTGGTGGGCATCCTTCGATATCTTTTCCTTCCATATGAACACCAACCACGATCTTGTTCATACCTGGATTATAAGTTAACCAACTGTCACTCCAAAGACCACGGATAGACCCCTTTGTTTTGGGAAGCCCGATATACAAAACTGGGTGCATTTCCATTCCGGATGTTGGGTGAATTTTCACAATATCAGGAATCGCCCACTCGAACAGGATAGAGAACGTATTTGTACTATCCAATTGTCGTTGATCCTTATTTCGAAGAAGAGTTCGCATTGACCACTTATTATTTTGATTAGCAAGGTCGAACAAAGGAACGAGAACTTTCTGACCCAAACGAGCACACCAGCCGGGTGTGTTGGAGTCAAAGTATGGGTGTTTTTTTTCAACCCCACCAGGACCGGTATATTCAGATAAATTAATCATAGCTTATGCACAATCTCCAGAATATCCAATACTGTTTTTTTTATCATATTCGGATTAGTAACACACGCAACAAAATCTGGGTCTTTGGTGCCAATGGTTACATTATTACAATGTTCACTCCCTCCCTCTGTTCCGACTATCAGGTGTGTTACAAATTTTGTTTTGTGATCTACTATCAATTGAACGTAAATATAATTCCCAGGATATTCCGGAATATTCCATTTATAAAACTTCCCAGGACGATCTTCTACAATTTCCCATCCCTTTTCTTTTGTGAAGACAGGATCGAATATCTTTCGGAATTCTTCCCATGTGATTTTATTGAACATCTTCTTCGCCTTTGCTTCGGTCATATTCTTTCCATTCACCCACCATTCCTTATCACCGTCGGCATATTCGATGGCAGGAAGACCATTGTCGCGGTGGAGTTTTCCATTCACCCACCATTCCTTATCACCGTCGGCATATTCGACGGCAGGAAGACCACCATCACGGTGGTGTTGATCTTTCTCGTTGTAGTAGAAGGTGCTTCCGTATTGGTTTGTTTTCGTATTCATTTGGCACAACCAAGGGATTTAGTTCTCAAAACATGGGTGTGATAATTATCCAGTATCCGCAGAAGATCATCCACGATCATTTTAGGGTCACGAATCCGTGGATCGTCTTCGGATGTTACGCGTAACATCCGAAGACTATCGGCTGGAAGATTATGGTCCCTTTCCTTCCCCCCAAACCAATTCACACCATATACACAGAACGCCTTGTCCATCGAAGGACTAAAATTCACAAACAAATACGTGTCTAAAGCTGTTTCCGTCTCTGATTCCGGAATATTCCACCGTACAAACCACTCGTGATCCGACCACCCCTTGCTTTCGGCAAGGAAGGGCATCATTTTGAGACGAAATTGTTTTTGTTTGTCATTCATAATTTTTTATTGTGAAATTGGTCAAGTAGGGTTACGATGGCATTCTTAATTTCTTCTACGAAATGTGTCTGGCTGGATTTGGTTGCAATGCGAATTTTTCGGGAGCTCAAACATGCCCCGTCACTATCCATGATCCCAACATCAATTACCGAATATACGGTATAAACCCTTCCAGCGTTGTTCACGTGCGGAAATCGAAAATAAAGAGAAGTCACATCGTCGTTCGCTTCTGGAATATTCCAGAGAAGATAAACCGGAAACGGCTCACTACCAACGTCCCACACCTTCCATTCGGATTTTTTCGACTCGATAATTCCGGGGTAAAGCACATCATGATAATACTTTTTTGCCCATTCTTGAACAAGAGAAGATGTCATGTACTCTGTCGCTTTAAACACTGGGTGAGTGGTTTTCATGATTTAATTCCGTCGTTCGCAATATGCCAATTTAGAAGAAGACCATTCAATGCGTCCACTACCTTCTCCGGATGAAGAAATAAATCTGAAATAATGTGTTCGTCGTCTGGTGTTGTGAATTCGTATTTCCGCCGAACTTCGCGATGCATTAGGGTATCAATTCCATAACGAAATACGGTTGTTTGATTGTCTCTTGTATAGAATACAACAAACAGATATTCTTGTTCGCGAGAATCATCGGCTTCCGCTTCCGGGATGTTCCAACAATACAACAGGGTGCTGACCCCAATGTGTTTCCACCCCTTTTCTTTTTTGAGAATCGGTTGGAATATCCGATCAAAATTTTCCGGTGTCAATTCCATGAATTCATTATATCATTAGCATGAGGATTGTCAATAAAAATGTCGCATCACAGGCGAAATTTTTTTATGTTATGCAATCGCACGGCTCTCACTAAACATGATTGACATTCCGGTGCCATGTTTCCAGCAATTCATTCAATCCACGAACAACAATTTCCGGTCGGGTAAACATTTCTTCAATTTCCATTCTATGTTGGGGAAGTTTCCATTCATATTTGTGCGGCATCATCATCGAGGATTCGTATCCATAGCGAAATACCGCGCCCCCACGATCGAAAATAACAAACAAATAGTTGGATTGTGGGTAATCCGATTCCGGAATTTCCCAAATATACAAGTAATCGCTATATCTCGTCCAACCCTTCGATTCAAGGAAAAGAGGACCAAATACCCGGTGAAAGTTTTCGTGTGTCCATTCCATGTCTTCATGATATTTGATTTAACCGGTAGTGTCAATAGAAATAGCGGGTTCTGGGCAGAATTTTTTTGGCGGGAATTTTTTGAATGTGGATTATATTTTTTGGCGGCGGGATTTTTTTGAAATTGTTTTGGATTGTGAAGGATAGTCCGCGTAAAGCAGCCCGTCACCCCCTTCACTCCCCCCGATCATCATACACTGTTTTTTCACAATGGTTTACAGCAATTAATCATCATTCATCCTTCTTAATGAATTCATATCGATCTACATTATCCACGACCTTCTTGTAATGCATCTTACCATTGATCGCATCGATCTGACCATCGCGATAGCCCACATAATACATAAGAACCATAGACATTAATGTGAAGCCGACGACGATGGTCAGTGTTGCTTGAATCAAATCTAATTCACCCGCCGTCTCAGACGATATAAACACCAACAACCCCATAGCAGCCAACAGTAGTAGAATAGACATAATTATAATTAGCATGATTTAATTCCTTTTTTCTTCGTGGTGACTGTGTAATACCTTCATTACTGCCTTCTTCATTTCTTCCGGATTATTGACAAGTGTGGTGAATCGCGGATCGCTTGACTTTACACTAATACCTGTATTCCTAGCTGTGCGGTCACTTGCATTATTATTTGTATCGATGATTAAAGATTCTGCAATTAGCGGTGCGTTATCGAACTGGGTCATCATGATTAATTGTACGTAAAGATATGCACCAGTGGTGGATTCCGGGATCATCCATTTATAATACCATGAATCTGTTTCGTGGGTTCGCCAGCCCTTCTCTTTTGTGAAGACAGGATCGAATATCTTTCGGAATTCTTCCCATGTGATTTTATTGAACATCTTCTTCGCATCTGCTTCGGACATCTCCTTACCATTCACATACCATGCCTTATCACCGTCGGCACCTTCGACGGCAGGAAGACCATCTTCGCGGTGGAGTCGATTCTTCTCATTATAGTAGAAGATATCACCATTTGTATTTGTTTTTTTTTCGCATGATTAAACCGGTCGATCATGATACAATTTCAGGAATTCCAGGAAGATGGATTTTAACGTGTCCGGACTATCATTCACCATCTTCAAAAATTGCTCGATTGTGATCCGCAAGGATTTATTCTTCCGCGAATTATAATATTCACACGTCTCGGTCCCCCCTGTTCGGTTATCGACAAGGGGGATTACAATGTAATTGCCAGCCATCGACTGGATAAACAAAAATGCACCATTGGTTATATTTTCAGGAATATGCCACACCAAATAAGGATATAAATCGTCTGGTTTATTTACTCGATGCCAGCCATTTTCTTCTTTGAGAATGGGGGAAAGCAATTTCAGAAATTCGTCGGATGACAGTTGTTCTTTCATCGTCAATCTACATTATCGTCCACGGTCTTCCGGATGAATTCACCATTGACATAATAGTAATTCATTCTCGTCCGACTATGACTATCATAGCGGATTAATGCAGGACCGTCAAGTCTGTGCCGCTTTCCATGCTGATAATATTCCAATAATTCCCCATCATCGGAAATAACCGCAGGCTGATTTTCATCTTCCCTGTGCAACTTGCCATACAACCAATATTCGACCCGTGGCAATTCCCCGGATTTGCGGATCACGGCAGGAAGTTGTGGGAGTCCTTCCCGGTGTCTGCTTCCGAAGAACCAATATTCAAGGGAGCCGTCCGGATGAATTACGGCGGGAAGATTATCTTCCCTGTGCAGCTTTCCATGAAAATAAAAATACTGTGTGCCATCGGGTGTAATATAGGCAGGGGTATCATTAGTTTTAGAATGATAATCCCCGGTCGAATCATGACTTAAATGCTGTGGGGAAGGAGTCATATTATCAGACCTTCACAATCTTATATCCAAGGGGAAGAATTGCTGCATTGAGTGCGTCAATATCGATGGTCTTCGACGGCTTCGGCTTCGCGAACATCTTCTTCGCCTCTGCTTCGGTCATTTCAACACCATTCACATACCATGCCTTATATCCGTCGGCATATTCGACGGCAGGAAGACCACCTTCGCGGTGGAGTTTTCCATTCACCCGCCATTCCTTATATCCGTCGGCACCTTCGATGGCAGGAAGATCATCTTCGCGGTGGCGTTTTCCATCCACATACCATGCCTTATATCCGTTGGAATATTCGACGGCAGGAAGACCATTGTCGCGGTGGTATTGATCCTTCTCGTTATAGTAGGAGATGTTTCCGTTTTTGTCTGTCTTTTTGATTTCTGTTTTCATGATTTTCTCTTTTCCGTAGTTCGCAGGCTGAAAAATTCCCCATTTTAGAAGGGGGTCTTATATCCCTTGGCGTTTACATCGGTCACAACGGGATTCGCTTCGGTATCAACCGAAACGGGATCGACCGTTTCGACCGTGGAAACCTTCTTCCACAAGTCCTTGAAGGCTTCCCGGACATGGTCTTCAAAGCGGGAGGTGATCATATCGATTACCTTCAATTCGTTCTTGAAGATCGAATATCCTTCGGCAAATTTGACCAGTCGGCGGGTGGTGATCATATCATCGATAGCCTGTTCAAGATAGGCAGACCGGATGGTGGAGACCCAGGCGATCAAATTGCCCTTCAGATTATCGTTTTCAATTCCAAGGTCAACGAAAACCTTGTCGAGAATCTGCGTCTCAATTGCTGCATCGGGATAAGGCTGCTCCATCGTAACCGCGAAGCGTTCCAACATGGCTTCGTTCATCATGTTGGTTCCTGCAAACTTACCCGAATCGTCACCGCGTCCCTTCGTATTGCCGGTGGCGAAAATCTGAACACCGGGTGCTCGTTCAATCCAGGTGTTCGTCTTCTTGATAAACACACCCTTGCCTTCGAGCACCGGCTGAAGCGTCATCAATGCCGCCCCACCCAAATCGATTTCATCCAACAACAACATTGCGTTCGGGGTCTTCAAGGCTTCGACAACCGGACCGTCGACCCAGACCGTATCACCATCGATCAAACGGAACCCGCCGAGCAAATCGTCTTCTTCGGTTTCAGTAGTGATGTTCACACGAAACCAAGGACGTTTCAACTGTGCGGCAATTTGTTCGATCATGAAGGTCTTCCCGTTACCAGAAAGACCAGTCACGAAGACGGGGAAAAACAAACCAGACTTCGCGATTTTCAAAATATCGGCATGGTGCCCCCATTGCACATACAGCGGGTCAACCACAGGCGTCCGATTGATCGGATTCCCATGCATGTCCATCGTGGAATCGATGGTCTTCACACGAACGGGGTTCGCCGACGGGGAATAAAATTCCTTCTTGGCTTCCGCAATTCGTTCCCGACGAGGAGTCTTCACGACAAATTCCTTAGACTTCTTGAGCTTTTTCCCGGTCTTCGGGGAAGGGGCATTGCCCACATTTGTAGCTTGGAAGGGAACATGCAAATCGCCGTTCGGCTGCTTCACAGCACCCTTCGGGGGGCGACCACGACCCTTAACTTTGGTCGAAGAAATCTTACCGTTCGCATCGAAGAAAATCACATTTGCCATTTTCAGAACCTTTCCTGATTCCCGTAGTTCAAAAGTCAATCACTCAATCAACAATACCAGTATAGTCGAATTACCCCGATTGTCAAGCTATTTCACAAAAAAGATAAATCCTAACTGCCCTGGTTTAAGGTAGTTAGGATTTGATTGAAGAATTTTCATTTGTTTTTGGATTAAACCATCTTAGCCAGCTTTTCAGCAAAATGATTGAGTAATACCTTATTTACCTGCTTCTTCTTCATATTGTCGGTAAAAGCGTTCGACAATTGTTTGGTATTATGTACACCGTTGATATCAATGTATTTACGTGATTTATCCTTCAGAGTATTCGAAGCAATTCCGTAATATCCGTCCCAAACTTCATTGGACGCAAAGGCATAACCCTTCTTCTGGTCATATACTGGGTCAATTCCCCCTGCGTATTTACTGAACCCCATATGTCGCATACCGTTAAGGGCTTCATATTCAGATTTTCCGATGAAATATCCAAACAATTGAAGCTGTGGCACACGACTCTTTGCAATTTTGTGTGCGGCGATCTGCAACTGTAAGCAATCATACGAATCAGTAAAGCTTACTTCATACTTTGTTTTTTCATCAATCACGGTCTGATAATTATCACAACCGCCACCACCCTGTCCGTCCGTAATCCAAATCGAATTCAGAATATCGACTCCGGTATCCGCAATGATTTTTTCATAAATGCCGACAGAAGCAACGGCTGCGTCGACAAGTGGGGTGCCGCCCATACTATAACCAGAAGGGAATTTTTTTGTGATCCCAAGGTAAAGCAAATTACCCATTGCTTCACGACGTTTCACGCCCGTTTTCAATTTGGTGCTATTGTAGAGTTCCAACATGGCAAAACCGGCATCGGCGATAATCGCCCCGGCTCCGGAGCCGGAAAGCTTATCATAATTCGGTCGCGACGTGTTATAATGACATGATGTAAATCCATAGACATACATCGGGATTCCGGTCTTTTCCGCAAACAATGCCAAGGTGACCACCTGCCGAAGGGTGTCCCGGAGAATCGAAAGCATCGAAGAAGACCAGTCAACAATCAAAACCAATGCATGATTCTTTCCCGTGGGGGTGGTCATACGGCGAAGAAAAACATTCTCGCTGGTTTTATAATTCGCCAGCTTCCGCATGTTCAAACTGCCCGTGTTCGTCTTCTTAATTCGCTTACGAATATTAGCGGCAGCCATGCGATTAAATTGAGTTGCCATATAGGAAACGCCGGGGGTCATGTCCGCCATGATCTTATTGATTTGTGACAGAATATCTTCGGCGGACTTCGGCTGGCGACGTTTTCTATAATAACTCATATGGTTCCTTCTTTCCTGTTCGCGTTACATGAACCATTATCGGCTATTGTGGGGAAGCTGTCAAGGGATTTTAGCGAATTGTCCGAAAATAGTGAAGATTGTTGTAAGTCGTGTGGTTATCGCTTCTTATCCTTCACTCACCAGACGATAGCCGAAGTGCTTTGCTAATGTTCGGAGTGCATCGATTTCATCCGGGGTCTTCGGCTTCTCGAACATCTTCTTCGCATCTGCTTCGGACATCTCCTTACCATTCAC